AAGCCAACCCGCTTGCTTCTATCCTTAAGAGCTTGGGGTGCATCCTCAAAGGCTGACGCTAAAACAAAAGCTAAAAATATTTCAGAAAGAAATAAAAATAAAAAATAATGAAACCCGTACTAACCGCGAAGCAAAGAGAAGCAGGAATGGTAAAGGAGCTTGAGAAAGAAGATTTTTACGGCAAAAAGAAGCCCGTAAAAGCCGTAGTTAAAATAACAAAAATTGAAAAGCCCTTAAGCGGAAAGGAGAGAGAAAAGGGTATGATTGAAGAGCTTGAGAAAGAGGATTTTTATGGCGACAAGAAAAAGCAAGAAAGATTCAATAAAATGGCTAAAGAAGCTATTCTTGAAATGGATACAAGAAAAGCTGTAGAGCGATTTAAGAAGTCGCCAATAATGAGATACAAGAAGTAATTTTTGTATATTTACTAACACACAAACAAGTCTATGAAGTCAGTAGAGGGAAAAGTTATTGTAAGTGTTGATCACGAAAAAAAGAATAGCTACACCTTTGAAAATGGTTTAACAATTAGAATGGAGCGGGACTGGAATAACCTTAACAGAAGGGAAACGCAGCCCGTAAACGCTATCGTAATTGATGGCGAAGGATTAAAAGAAGGGAGTGAAATTCTTATTCACCCCAATATGACACACGATAGCTATAAAATATTTAATCATACAAGACTTTCTGGGAATGTTGAGGGAAGTGATGTTAAATATTATTCAATACCAATTGACCAATGTTACGCTTGGTATGACGAGGATTGGAAACCTCTTAAAAACTTTGATTTTGCGTTAAGGGTATTTAGACCATACGAAGGAACGCTTGAGGGTATTGAACCCAAACTTGTTGAGGATATGCTTTATGTGACTACTGGCGAGTTTGCGGGTAAGATAGTTCAGACATTAAAAGCTTGCGACTACGAAATAGTTTTCCAAGGCAAAGAAAATAGGGAAGAAAGGCTGATACGATTCCGTCACTTCCCAGACGAAGATAATGAAAGAGAAGAGGTTATTGCTGTACGGGAAGACTTGACAAAGCTTTTAAAGAAAAGAAAGCTCCTTGTAGGACTTACACCTACTGATGCAAAATCAATAGTATGACAGACGCCGCAAAAAAGATTTTAGAAGACAGGATAGCCGAGCTTGAAAGAGAGCTAGAGGGCTATAAAAATAATGGAGTTGAAAAGCTTTATTATAGTCTGCAAAGAAAAGCAAACGAAATGGCTGACCTATTAAATAGCGTCAACCTTAAAAATGTAAACATTGATGACGCCAAGGACAAGAGCTTTGAGCGTATCTTTAAGATACTTGAAAAGAGCAACGCGGTAAGCGAATCAATAAGAGCATTAAGAGATAGCGTACCCGGAGCTAAAAAAGAAGAAGTAAAGAAACCATTTTTAGATCGTATTGCAGACGCAAGAAGTTAATTTATGGCAAAGTCAAAATCATCAAGCGACTCAAGGAAAGTAGTTTTTTTTAAAACTAAAGGCGGTAAAGCCAAGAAGTCAAGAAACAAGCACGACAGAAAATCAAGAACCTATAGGGGACAAGGACGCTGTTAATGAACTTTGAAGTAATATACGGAACAAAATGTAAGCTACCAGATGTTCCCCCACACCAAGAAATACTTAATTGGGATAAAACCAAGGAAGAGCAGATGTGGGTGCGGAAAGACCTGCCTGAATTTTTTGACAAGGTAGAGTATACAAAAGCCGGAGATTTAATCTTAACAGAAGAGCAAGAAGATTATGCTATCAACGAACTTGCTAAGTGTAAGAGCGGCGTATGGGTTTATATATACGGCAAACCCTATTATATTACTCGCAAGTATTATTTTTATCTTCAATGGTGGACACTAGAGGACGGCTCAAAACCGGAATACAGGGATTGCGATAGAAGATATTTTACATACCTAGAACATTGGGAGAATGTGCCTTGGGCATTGGGCGTAATACGTTCTAAAAAACGCCGTGAGGGTGCATCTTCCCAAGCAACATCAAACCTAGTATACGAGGCTATCTTTTACAAGAACTCTAACTGTGGCCTTGTATCAAAGTCTAATGAGGACGGAAGGGCAACCTTTACAGAGATGGTAGCCTACGGATATAGACAGCTTCCTGCCTTCTTGAAGCCGAAGCAGATAAATAGAGAGGATAGCGTAACAGAGCTTGTCTTTGCGCAAAAAGCGTCAAACGTAAAAGAAGGGTTTGCGGAAACACAAAAAGAGGACGAGGGGAATAGGTCTAAAATTAATTATAGGGCGCCTGTACTAAACGCCTACGATAGAGGCCGTATTAGTCGTCTACTATTAGACGAGTTTGGTAAGCTTGAAAAAGAAGTCCAAGCATCTCAGCTTTTTGCAATTATATCCAAGACGCTTGTAAAGGGGGTAAAGCGCGTTGGTTTTGTAGAAATGCCTTCTACGGTAAACAAGCTTTCTAAAGGTGGTTCTGAGTTTATGTTGCTCTGGGAAAATGCGGATATAGAAAAAAGAAGCCCAACAATTAACAGACTTGTTCGCTATTTCAGTCCCGCATTTGAGGGATACGAGGGTTTTATTGACAAATACGGATTCTCTGTCATCAATTCCCCGACACCCGAACAAAAAGCTTATCTAGTAGAAAAATGGGTAGTAAAGGATGAAGAAGGAACTACAATAAGTGAGATTAGCGAAGAAGATATTGAACTTGGCTCCAAGGCTTATATATTAAAAAGAAGAGAAGGAAGAACAGGGGATGACCTTGAGGAAGAGATAAGGATGAACCCCTGCACGGAGGTAGAAGCCTTTATGTCGGCAAATGCTGACTGCATCTTTAATGTAGTTAAGATTAACGAGCAAATAGAAAAGCTAAAAGAAAAAGAGGTCTATAAAAGAAAGGTAATCTTTCTTAGAGATGAAATGACACAGCAGGTTAGGTGGCGGGATGCAGCCTCTAGTGAGAACTTTTGTTGGGAATTTGTGGGCGACCTTTCCCCAAGAGATGCCAATAAGCACTATTACGATAACGGTCTAAAAAAGCCCTCCAAAACGGATATTGGCGTAATTGGAGTGGACGGATACTCAAACTCGCAAGGCGGTAAAAGATACGGCTCTCGCGCCTCGGCTTGGGTTTATCTTAAGTACGATTTAAGAGATCCCGAAAATACAGGCTTATTTACGGGACACCTATACGGAAGACCGCAGGAAAAGGAAGACCTTCATAATCAAATACTTCTAGCAGCAGAGTACCTTGGTTTTCAGGTTTATTATGAGTTTGTGGCTGATGATTATCATACCTATTTTAAAAACAGGGGCAAGCTCGGGTATCTAGCAAGATTTCCCCTAAATGCTATTGATCCCTCAAAGAGAAAAAAAGACGTAGAAAGACACTACGGATTCCCTGTTACCGATTTTTCAATAACCAAGCAAAACGATAGTATGATTAGCTACGTGGAACACTACGTTGAAAAAATATACTGGCTTGAGCTTCTTGAAGACCTTAAGAACTTTGATCCCCAAAAACGTACACCAAGCGACAGAACCGTATCGGCTATGATTGCTCTTGTAGGCGGCTTGGAGCCAATTTATAAGCCACCACCTCCCCAAACACCCCTAGTAAAAATATACCCAAATTCTGCCACAGCCTAAAAAAAATATTTGTAAAAAAAAGATTATATTTGTATACGAATAAATAGGCTAACAGATGCAGGATTATTCTGCTCAACCATTAAAGTCGTTTCAGCTTGACAAACTTTCCATAAAGGAGAAATCCGATTGGGAATACGGAAAGCGTCTCGCACAATATATCAACAGCACAATCACAGGCGGTATCTCAAGTTATTTTTGGGTTCGCAATGCTCGTTGGAGAACAAATAGAGGATACGCAAATGGTCGTGTTCCTATGAGTAAGTTTCAGGACTTACTTGAATTCAATGGTAAAGTAAACTATCTAAACATTAACTGGCAGTCAATTAACATAGTTAATAGAGTTGTGTCAGGTCTTGTTGGTAGGTGGATGGGAAGAAGTGAGAAGATAAAAGTTACTGCCATTGATTCAATATCAACCAAGCAAAAACAAGAAGAGTTTGAAAACCTTGAATTCATTATTGAAAACAAGGAGATGCTTGAGAGATTACAAATGGAGTCTGGTGTTCAGATTTTACCAGAAGATGAACAACTTCCCGCAGACAAAGAAGAGCTTAAATTGTGGCAATCTCAATTTCAGAGATTACCCGAAGAGATTCAGTACGAGATGGCTTGTAATGATGTCTTGGGAGCAAGTGGTTGGTTTGATGTACTAAAAGAAAAGATGCTTCACGATAGCGCGGAAACTGGCTTCGTGGGAACTTATACTTGGATGGATGACCAAGGCGTAATTCACGTTGAGTGGCTAAAACCAGAAAACTGTTTTTATTCTTATTCTACTTATCCTGATTTTCGTGACACAACTTGGCGTGGCGTTATTCGCACTTATAAGATAAGTGAGTTAAGAAGAAAGTACGGAACAGAGTTCGGCGGTAATATAAGCGAAGAAGAGCTTTGGAAGATGGCTCAGTTTTCTAAAGAGTTTCAGCTTTACGATAATATTACTTGGCTTACAGAATGGAATGTAACTTTCCTTCGTCCTTATGACGAGTGGAATATTGACGTCTTGGAATTTGAATTAAAGACAGTTGATAGTGATGATTACACAGTTACTACAACTAAAAAGAATAAGTCAACTATTGTAAAGAAAGGTCGCCCTGAAAAGCTTGGCGAAAACGAAAAACTTATTTCTGATACAAAGTGGAATATATATAGAGGCGTTTATTGTAGACCTACAAACACGGTTCTTGAGTGGGGTTTGAAAAAGAATATGATTCGCCCACAAGATCCAAAAGAAGTTGGTAATGCAGAGTTTTCGTACACATTTTATATGGTACAGAACTATGATATGACTTCCCTCGCAATACCAGAAAAAATTCAAGAACCGGTAGACCAAATGATTATTGCTCGTCTTAAGATGCAGCAATTAGTGGCAAAGATGCGCCCTACGGGTTCTGCTGTCAATTGGGATGCTCTTCAAAATATTGATTATGGACTTGGAGACGCAAACAAAGCAATTGATGTCAAAAAGCTCTACGACCAAACTGGAGACATTTATTATCGTGGACGTGACGCCGAAGGGAATAATATACCTGTGCCGATTCAAGAGCTTTCTAATTCTGGCTTTTTGTCCCAACTTCAAGGCTTAATACTTCTTTACGATAAGCACTATCAGATATTAAAAGATGAGTTGGGGGAAGATCCGAACCTTATAGCAAATGCGCTTCAACCTCGCGTTGCGGTAGCTAATATAGATACAGCACAGCAGCAAGCTCAGTTTGCTACCGATTATTTTTATTGGGCGTACACAACCTGTATGGCTGATACCGCAAAGAAGGTGGCCTCTCTTCTCAAATCTTCTGTTCAGTACGGCGCATCGGTTTACAGAAACATAGTTAAGATTGATGACGTTGGCGGAAGAATATTTAATGCAAAGATTCAAATGCTTCCTGACCAGCTTGAGTTAGCTCGTTTTGACGCTATGCTCCAACAGGCTCTCGCAGCTTCCCCAGACCTTGTACTATTTGTAGATCCTTTCCAATTAATGCGCGTGGCAAAAGAAGATGTGAAGCTTGCAGAAGCTTTATTTAGAAAAGCGCAAAAGAAAATGATTATCTACAATCAGACAAGAGCTGCAGAGAATCAGCAAACAACAATACAAGGTCAAATACAAGCCGCACAAGTGGCTGAACAAGAGAAACGCGCTACTAAGGAACAAGAAGGTATGATGGACATTAAGCGCGCTCAAATGACCGCAGAGGCCCAGAATAGAACCGCCGTATTACAAATGGCCACAGCCGCTTACCTTAAAAGTATGGAAAGTGGAACACCTATACCTCCAGAAATAAAGCCACTTATGCAAGCTGTTATGGAGAATGTAGGACTTTCCGCTATCGTTTCAACAGAAGAGCAAAGGCAATTGATTGCTGCGCAAATGCAGGCTGCTGCTGTTCAACAAGAACAAATGGGGCAAATGCCTGAAGGGCAGATGCCTGAAGAAGAAGCACCACAACTTCCCCAACAATAAAATAATAAAAAAATGTCTTTATCATTAACTAATCAAAAAGCATCTCAAGCCTTACGAGGCCAGAATGTTATAATTACGCTAGATTCTGGAGACCTATCAAATCTTGCCTCCCTAGAACCCGGACAAGAGTGCTCTATTTCAGGCGTTGCTGTTTACGGAACTATTTCAAGCGTAGATAGCTACGGCACAAGTTTTGAGGTTACTCCAATTGCGCCAAATAAAAGCTTTGAGTCAGCGCCCGGATATCTTGAGGCAAGCCAAACAATCGTTGTAACAACCTAAAATAAATAATATGTCAGTTCAGATAGTATTAGACGTAACTGGAGATTTTAATGCCGATTCAAAAGTTCAGCTTGATACAGGCGGCTTTGACTACGCTATCGTTCAATTGGTAAGTCCAACAGGAACAGTAGATTTTAAGCACACCAACGACGCCGGAGATATTGAAGGCGTTTCTGACGGATCAGCCGTTTCAGCAACAAATTTTGTGGCTGTTCAGGGAACAAACCTTGCCGCTGGTACTGCCGTGACTTCCCTAGCAGCATCAGGACTTGTTCGTTTTGGATATATCGGACGCTTCCTTCAGCTTTCAGGAACTTCAGTTACCGCTACAAAAGTATTAGTAAGACTTTACAAAATCTGTTAAGATGAAGAAAGTAGTAAAACTCAAAGTAAAAAAGAAAGGTCAAAAGCCCATTGAGTTCAAGGCTGGCGCTCTACGCGCTCAACTTGGAGCCAAGAAGGGAGAACCTATTCCCGCTTCCAAGATGAAAGCAGCCGAAAGTGGTGCTATGGGTAAGCTTGCTAAAAAGCGTGCCTTATTTAAGAAAAACGTATTAACAGGTAAAAAATGAAAGAAATGATTAAAAGAGCGGATGGTAGCTATTCTCAACGTGGCCTTTGGGATAATATCCGCGCCAATAAAGGAAGCGGTAAAGCGCCAACCAAGGAAATGCTTAAGCAAGAAAAAAAGATTAAGTTAAGGACAAAGAAAAAGAAATCGTAATGGATCAGCCGAAGCCAAGACAAAAAATGGTTGTTAAGTGGGAACACGATATTAAAAACCCAGAAAACGAAGAGTATGTAAATGAAGTTGCTTTCAACTTGGGTAAGAAAATTAAGAAAGTTACGCAAGACGAGTTTAATCAAAGATATGGTATTAAAAAAGATACCGAGTATTATGATATTAAAGCTCCGAAAAAATTTAAATTAAGAATTAAAAAGAAGTCATAATGGCAATAACAGCTAAAATAAGAATGTCGGGGGAAGAGGTGAAAGCCAAGACTTCCCTTACACCCGAAGAAATTCGTGACAGATTATTTTACTTCCGCGATACCGCCCACGACTTCCATCATCAAACAAAAAGCGGATGGGAACACGACGCACTCGGAAAGCTTTACGAAGCGCTTGATGAATTTGCTGACGACATCACAGAAGAAATGATGGGGTATATGGATGGCAAAAGAATCGGAGGTCTCGTAAGAATTGCTACACCCAAGTACGGCGGACACGAATCTTCCGTAAAGCTCGTTAAAGACCTTATGGATTTTGCTTACGAGGTATACGAGTGGGGTGGAGAAAAGAAATTCTGTAGTATAGAAAACAAGGCGCAAGATTTAAGTGGACTTGCTGCAAAGACCATTTACCGCCTAACTCTTAGTTAATTTTTTAACTTAAATAGACTTTATGTCAGAAACACAAAACAACACACAAGAAGTACAAGAATCTGTACAACAAGAAAACGCACAATCAAATGTGCAATTCAATCCTTTTTCAGATAACTCGTGGAGTGACAGTCCATTACAACAACAAGAAACTGCACCACAAAGTGAACCCGCTGCCACAACTTCCCCAGACACCCAAGAAGAATACGAAGAAGAAATAGTAGACGCAGACGAATGGTTAAAGGGACAATTTGGATGGGAAAGCGCTGATGCAGCAAAGGCGGAAATAGAAGAATTAAGAAAGCTTCGCGAAACCGCAACAACCCAAGCAGATATTGAATTTGCCAACGAACAGAGTGCGAAATTCTTCAAGCTCTTACAAGATGGCAAAGAAGATGAATTATATTCTTTCTTAGAACAAAAAAAGAAGATAGACAGACTATCTTCTGCGGATCTTGACAACGCTACCGCTGCCGATATCATTAAATTGAATATGCAGCAAAAGTATAAGGATTTAACTCCGTCTGAGATTGAGTATAAATTTAATAAACAATTTGGTGTTCCAAGTCGCCCTGTCCAAAAAGACATTGAAGCTGATGAGGAATATCAAGAACGCCTTCAGTCGTGGGAAAGCCGAGTAAAAGATGTAGAAACAGAAATGTTTATCGAAGCTAAACTCGCAAAGCCCGAACTGGAGAAATATAAAAGTGAGCTTGTTTTACCAGAAATACAATTTGAAGGACAACAACAAAGCTATGAGCCTACCCAAGAAGAATTGGAAGCTCAGACAGCTTTAGTGAACTCCTTCAAGCAAAATGCGCAAAACGCACTGAAATCGTTTGATGGTTTTTCGGTTTCGGTAAAAGACGAGGAAGTTGAAATACCGCTATCCTACGCCGTGTCTGACGAAGAGAAGAGTGTCGTGTCTGCGCAACTTGAAAGATTTGCTGATTCTAATTTTGATGCCAATGTTTTACTAGCTGAAAGATGGTTAAAGGAAGACGGGCGGGGAAGTTATGAGCTTAACACAGGTCAGATTATTAAAGACCTAACTCTACTTCAAAGCGAAGGTCGTGTGAACCAAAAATTTGTTAATGATGCGGCAGCCAAGCGGCTTGCGGAACACATCAAAAAGACAAGTAACGTCACCGTATCTTCCCGCAGCACAACAGCCCAAAACACCTTCAGTCCAGAACAGAAAACTCAAAGAGATAAGGAAATCGAATTCATCTGGAAAAATGGCTAAAACCAATTTTCTAAAAATTAAAAATTAACAAAAATGGCTCTTGGAATCCCTACCTCGAACATCCTTCAGCCGGGTAATATAAGTTTAACCGGTGGTGTTACGAGACAATTGGTGTCCGATCTTCAACTATTGACACCTCAGTACTACAAAAACTACGTTGAAAAATATGGTAGCGAAGACTTCACTTGGTGGTTAGCTACTTATGGCGGAATGGAAGAAGTTAAAAACCGTGACTACTTCTGGTTTGAGAATCGTGGTAAATTGATCACAGGCGTTCAGACTACTGGAAACGTAGCTGCTGCTGCAGGTGCAACTATCACTCTTACTCTTGCTGCTGGTTTCCACTACAACAGCGGAACTCAGTCTCCACTTCGCGTAGGTGAAACTGTACGTGTTGCCTCTACAAACGTAGAAGGTCAAATCCTTAGCGTAACTACTACAGTTCCTTCTGCTTTCACTTTCACAGTAGCTCCTAAAATTTCTACTCAAGCATTGGCATCTGCAGGTAGCGCTAGCTTCCTTGCAACTGACGCCTTAATCTTTGGTGGTATTATGGACGCTGGTGAGGCTTCTACTTCTAATGCTCCAATGATTCAGTTGGACGAGAAGTATACTAACAGCATTACCGAAATGCGTGAATCATTCTCTGCAACTGACCTTGCTGAAATGACTGAAGTTTATTACACAGGCGGATTTAGCGGAGATGTTCCTGCAGGCGGAGCGCAAGCCGGGACTTCCCTCTTCACCCTAAAAGGACTTGTAAAATCAAACGTCCGTTTCAAGGATGACGTAGAGATGAAATTAATGCGTGGTAATATCGTAAACAACACAGCGGTTTCTACTACTTCTGTAGGTTCTGAAGGTATCATCCCTAAAGTACTTGCTGATGGAGAAACAGTAGGCTACACTCCGGGTAACTTAGATATCGCTAAGCTTCACGAAATCACTCGTATTATGGACGTGAACGGTTGTACTTCTGAGAATATGTGGTTACAGGATATCTATCAAAACCAAAACTTCTCTGACGGATTGTTCGCCGCTTTCCCTGCTGGTGCATGGGTTTGGGGTAGCAACGAAAAGTCTGAAGAGGCTGCTATCAACTACGGTTGTAAATCAATCAGCATTGATGGTTACCACTTCAAGGTTAAGAAGTATCGCCCATTCAATTCCGAGTATCTAACTGGAGTAACTCCTAACACAGACTTCTTCCGTAATTTCGGATTGATCTGTCCTCAAGGAGAAACTCGTGATGCAAAAGATGCGAGCAAGATGTACAAGAACATTACTATTATGTATCAACAGCCTCCCAAAGGTGGTACAATTGGTAACGGAATTCGCGTATGGCAGTGGGGTGGTGGTTCTCAGAATCCAACTTCTGGAACTATGAACGATAACGTGGAAATGATCACGTATCGCGGTTCAAGAGTTGCCGCGGCCAACCAGTTTGTCATTGTACAAGCTTCTTAATTTGGGTTAGTTTAGTAAACGGGAGGCGGGGGAATCCTGCCTCCCTATTTAAAACCGCCCACATATTGTGGGGTGTGCAACTTAAATGGTAAACAATTTAAAACTTTAACAAAAATGGCAAAGTTATCAGATGTGCAGTTTAGTCTGCAGGGGGAAAATCCGGGTGTTCCCCAACACCAACAAAAACATTCAGAAGTATTACCTCCAGTTTATGAAAGTCAAGTACAGAATACTGGAACAAAATACCATATTTTTAAATTGGTAAGTAATACAAGAAAAGGTGGTGTGCATGTTCCGGGAATTGATGACGTAATAAACCCCGCAACGGGAAAAATGGAACGAATTAGACTTCTTAGTGGTGTTGATACAATCTGGCTTAAGGAGCAAAAAGATGTCACGCCCGAATATTCAAGAAGCAATCTCCGCTCCCTTTCTTTTCTTCGCGGAACAAAGATTTTAAGACTTCCAGAGTGGGATACTACCGCCTTGGAGTTTGCACGTATTACAAGACACAATATAGGCAGCCCTTCCAATAAAACAGGAAGTCATTTTGAGTTCTACGAATATAATCCTGCGCGCGAGCAAGAAGAGATGCTAAAACGCGAGGAACTTGAGATAGAAATGGCTATCTTAGCAAAGGGAATGGAGGCCGAAAAAATGCGTAAACACGCCGCTTTCTTGGGACTTAGATTAGTAGATGATTTAGGTATGCCAAAGACTGATGACGGTATCCGTAGAGAGTATATTATTTATGCAAAAAGACAACCAGACTACTTTCAACGTACCGTAGATTCAAGAGAAGTAGAATACGCTTGGTTGATTAAGCGAGCTGTTATTGATGGAAAGATTGAGATTGGTCGTGAGCCGGGAAGAGTATACTGGGCGAATGGCGGAGGACTTATTGGTTCTTACGCTAAAAACGAAAACGCTGAAAAGTATCTCTTAAACCTTGCGCTAACCAATAGTGAGGAAGGAAGAATATTTAAAGAAAGGTTACAACAGATATAAGAAATGGCCTACAATGTAAATGATGTATATAAGTTGGTGCTTTATGCAGTAGGAAAAAACCTACAGCAAGGATATTTGAGTCCTGAAGATTTTCAAATTACAATTAATCAGGCGCAAAAAAGCTACGCATCTTACTTGTTAGGCAGTTTTCAGCAGTATGCTCCGGGAAGACCTGAAGCAAGGGTTGAGTTTGGGCAAAATTCGGTCATTCGCGCAAGGCTTGTGCCTATTATTTATAATACCACGCTTTCCGTGGATGGTGCCGGATTTTCCCCCTACCCAAGCGACTTTGTACAGGTTGATGCTATGTGGAGCTACTATGGCTATGATAGAATTAGGGAAATACAGCAAAATCAATTTTACGGAGTTTACAATAGTGTAATAGATCCTATTGCAAACTATCCTGTTTATATGATTGAAAATGCTGGCTTCCGCTTCTTCCCAAACACAATAGGTCAAGCAAAAATGAGCTATGTAATAGAACCACCAGATATGGTATGGGGATATACGCTTGACGTAAACGGAGTGCCTGTCTACAATCCAGCAACCAGCGTGCAGCCCGTATGGAGTGACGCTGCTATACTGGAGATAATTGTTAGAGCGCTTCGTATAATTGGAGTAAATCTTGACTACAATCAAGTTAGTGGATATGCAGTTCAAATTGAAAATCAAGGACAATGATAACAAGGGCGCAGTTCATAGAGCAGATACTTAGGCAGATATACGGAACTTATCCGTCTGATGATGCCTCAATTACACCAATGCTGGTTAATCAGTATCTTGACCAAGCTATTGCCTTTGCTGCAAAGACTAACTATACTGATAATATTAAGCTTGATGCAATAGGCTATGTCAATAATTCATTTTACACAACCTTCAAGGGAATCGCTATTACAAAGGACGAAACAGGCTTATGGAAATTAGAGCTTCCACAAGTACCTGTAGGAATAGGAGCAAATGAAGGAGTGTCAACACTTGTTCTTAAAGATGATAAAAATAAAATATCACTACCACTTGTTCCCCTAACAGAAAATCAAAAAACTTATTTTCAAAGTATGCAGAATCTTCCCTTTAAGACTCTTTATTATGTAGAGGGAAGTTATGCTTATATAATTAGTTCACTAAAACTATCGGACTACACAGCTACCGTAACACTTGTATCTGGAGGCGACTCAACAGATTTAAGCAGTAACCTAAATGTACCCGGAGATTATATCCCTGCGGTCATTCAGTTTATTCAGCAACAGCTGATGCTTATGAAGCAGACGCCAAAAGATTTAGCAAATGACGGAACCGACCTCGCACAAAACTAACAAACAATGATACCTGTAAGAAACAATGTTCTTTTAAAACCCTACCCCGCAGATGAAATATCTGAAGGCGGCATCTTTGTACCAGAATCAGCAAGAAAAGAAAGCAACAAAATGTATGTGGTTGCTGTGGGAAATGGTACTAAAGATAGAAGGATGCCCTTCAGGGCTGGAGAAACCGTGTACAGAGTTCAGGACTGGGGTACACCTATTGACATTGAGGGTGAAAGACATTACATAATGGATCAAAATGGTATTATAGCAAAAGAATAGAAAAATGGCAGTACAGAATAGACAATGGGTTTCTTTAGATGAAGCGATTTACGCTTATCTTGATGAAAGCGAACAGGGCAATCATAAGTACTTTAAGTGCTGGAATTTAGCCTTTAGAGCGCTTACAGAAATCGGACTTGACTTTTTCTTTGCTATTAAAAGCGTAAAGCTTCCTGTAAACCCAAACCTTACAGTATCACTTCCCGAGGACTACTTAAATTATTCAAAGGTTGGCATCCTAAACGGACAAGGGGAAATCATACCCCTAATGGTTAATAACAACTTAACCACCGCCTTTGATATGCAACCTACGAGACTTTCGCAGACGCAAGATCCAACCGTGTTTTCCGCCTACAGCCCACAAGGTATTGTATGGTGGAACTTCTGGAATGGCTTTGGCCTTTCTAATCTTTACGGACTTCCCTCTGGGAGTCCCTTTGTAGGAAGCTTTAAGATTGATAACGCAAATGGTGTAATCGTGCTTGATGAAAACTTCCAGTATGATTATATTATGCTTGAATATGTTTCTACTCCGCAGCAGGGACAGGACTACTTCTTCCCCGTACAATTTAAAGAAGCTATCATAGCATACCTACGCTGGAAAGATTTAATCAGTATGCCTAATTCAAGAAGAGGTACACTTGGAGATAAAAGAGATAGAAGAGTAGAATATTACAACGAAAGAAGACTTGCAATAGCAAGATACGATCCCGTGAGATTGAGTGACCTTTATGAATGGAACCTCCGTAATCAAAGACTTGGAATTAAAGCGTAGAAATTAAATGATTGAAGTAAAAAGATTTTCAGGAGTAATGAATACGGATGACAAGCCGGAAAGCGTGCTTGCTCCGCAGCATATAGACGCCAAGAACCTTCGTTTTTACGGAGGTCAGAACGGGCTTATTGCAGAAAATGTAAAAGGAAACTATTTAATTACAAATTCATCACTTCCCGCAAACGGTGAAAATATTTGCATAGGTTCTTACTTTGATCAAGTTAACCAGCTTATCTACTTTTTTAATTTTAATAGTCAGGGAAATCACGGCATCTACCAATTAGACGTCAATAGCGAAACTATTACCAAGATATTCCTGTGCAATACAGATAGTTTAACAGATGTATTAAATTTTAACGCAGACTATCCAGTACACTCGGTAGCGCTTGTTTATAGAGATCCGGGGCAGGGAAATTTACTTTACTGGACAGACGGCTACAATGCGCCAAAGTATCTAAATGTGGATACCGTATCTTCCCAAGCACCCTTCACTTCAGATATGTTAACGGCAGCAAAAAACGCTCCCTTAACTCCCGCTGACGGCGTTTATGGTAGTAACGCAAATGTTCTTACAAATAATCTTCGCAAAAAATTATTTCGTTTTTCTTACAGATGGGTTTATGAAAACGGAGAAAAATCAACCTTTTCTCCAATATCAGATGTGCCTCTTCCGATAGATGCTTATGATCCCAATATATCAAATGATCCAACTCAAAATAATTATATAGCGATAAGAGTGTATTCTGGTGGCGAAGATTGTAAGTCAATAGAAGTAGCGGGACAGGTAAATGTAGGCAATACTTGGAGCGACTTTTTTACAATTGATACACTTGTTTTATCTGAATACAATATCCCTACCAACTCTTATTACGATTACGATTTTTATAATAACGGCGCTTACGTCACTATACCCACAACTGAGACGGATTTATACTATAGTTATCTACCAAACAAAGCAAATACACTTGAGCTTTTAAATGGTAATACCCTTATATACGGAGGAATAACAGAAGGATATGATGCGATTGCGCGGGAAGATGTGAATGTTACAGTGACGACAGGTCTTTCCGCTCCGGGGGTTCCGAATATATCTTTTAGCTATACTGGCCCAAGCTCTTTTAATGTAGTTATTGGAAGTACAGTTACCGCAGGGGTTGTTTATACAGTTACATTTAGTTATAATTCTGGAGCAGGCGGAGACGCTTCTCCAAAGACGGGAACTTATACAACTATTGGTGGGGATGGCGTTGATGATGTAGTAGCTGGCTTAAAGGCATCTATTCAGGGTAACAATATTTCAGTAGACGATTTTGGGACTTCTGGCGTTTTTAGAGTTTATACCTCAACCAATGCGGGTACAATTACCGCCGTATCTGTCAGCACTTCTGCGGCGGGTAGCGAAGCGGCGGCAGCGGCTTGGAAATTTAATTGCCCCCAAAGACTTGGAATTGTATACTTTGATGAACAAGGAAAAACAAATGGAGTTATTTCTTTTGTGTCCGATTCAGATATGGATACTACCGATTTTGCGGTAACAACGCCACCCTTTAATGTGGCGTCAAACATAATTCAAGTTCCATTTATAGCAGCATCAATTGACCATACACCTCCCGATTGGGCTGTTTCTTATCAATGGGTAAGAGCTGACCTAAAACCAACAAATTTTCTTTATTGGGTAACCAATGATTTCCTAGATCCGGGGGATGGATTTTTATATTTTTGTATACAAAATCTTATTTATCAACAAACCCAAAATACGGGATTTGTGCCTTCTTATGAATTTACGGAGGGAGACAGAGTAAGAGTTATAGCGTCTTATGCCGCAGGTAATTTTACCCCTTATGTTTCTGCAACAAGCACGCCTAGGCAATTAGACTTTGAGATACTAGGAACGGTTACAAAAGCAATGGGCGCCCCTAACACGGGAAATGGTTTATTTTTAAAAGTAACCAAACCGTCAACCTTGCCAACTGTTGCGTATACTCAAACTATGCTTATTGAGATGTATACGCCAAAACCTGTTATATCAGAGGGGAATCAATTTTTTTACGAGTGGGGGCAAAAGTATGATATATATACGCAAGGCGGGGTAAGATATCACAGAGGTCAAACAGGAGATCAAACGTCAGCTAATCCCGCTACCTTTCAATGGTTTGATGGAGATGTTTATTTTCACGGAAGAGGATGGTATATTAGTACCGTCGCCACTTCCGTAACATCAGAATTTTTTATTGACTCTAATTACAATGACTACTTCCATAGCGCCGTAAATTCTAATGGCCGAGTTTGGACAATAAATCCAGACGCGCAAACCATATATAATCAGGCAATGGTTAGATGGGGAGGCCAATACGAGCAAGGTACAGACATAAATAATTTAAACATATTTAGCCCCGTTGATTTTGACGAGGTAGATAGGGCAAAAGGTGCTATCAGACGACTCGTTGTAGAGGATAGAGTTCTTTATGTGTATCAAGAAAGAGCTGTGGGTATGTATGGTATTTACGCTAAATTTATACAAGATAACGCAGGAGCTAACGTCCTTACTACCACCAATGTAATTATTACTACAAATAATGTTAGGTATCTTCAAGGTACTTATGGGCTTGGAGACCAACCAACAAGCCTTGTTAGAAGCAAGGGTGCGCATTACTTTGTTGATCCTGTTAGAGGTTATCAGGTAAGAAGATCCGCAGACGGCCTAACACCTATATCGGAATTGTATAAAGGGCAGTTTTATATACGAAATCTTATTATACCTTATAATAAAAATTACAAAGGAGATAATCTTGTTAAATCCAAAATACTTGGCACGTATAATTTCTTTGATGAGGAATATGTTTGCTCATTGCAAGGCGGGAACTTATACCCCGAAAACTCATTACAGATAGTAGATAACGGTATTATTACAAACGGAGATATAATTACACCATCTACGCTCATATTCCCATTTGAGGGAAATACAGGGCCGTTTACTTATATTGTATCTTTCTCCGGCACACCTGTTACTGGAGATGTGGTACATTTTGTATTAAGAGAGAATTATGGCGCTGCTATAGACTATGCAATTGTTGTGTTAGCGGGCTGGACTATTACGGATATTATTAATGCGGCGGTAGCGGC